GACCGACCTGTATGTACTGAATGCTAGCTAGTAGTTCCGTCTTTCCGGGTCCCTCAAAGGAGGGTTCGATTTCACTGAGTTCCATCTGTTGGTTTTGCATAAAATACTTATTCGATCTTGAAGGCTGAGAAATCCGCGGATGTCCTACCAGGCTTCACCGGCGTGGAATCATTGGTGAGCGTCTGAGCCCGATCCTCGACGTCGAAGAGCTTCATCTTGGATCGATCGACGCCGATCACGAAGCGTTTGTTCTTCACGATATCGTTGTATCGATTCTTGAGCTGTTTCACCATGATCTGCCCGAGCTTCTCGAGTTCCTCGGTTGAGATAAGCGCGAACATGAGATCGGCTGTCGCGGGAAGACCAAACGACTCAGAGGTATCGGTGAGTTCCACATCAGTGTTGCCGAACCCGGAACGAGTTGTTTGAGTGGCGCTGAAGATGGGAACATTGAATTCCACGGCGAGGCCCCGCATCTCTTCGGCGATCGCCTTCACCAGCGAATACGTATTGATGCTGCTGCTCAGTCCCTTCATTCTGGCCGAGGCACAGATGTTGAGGTAATCGATGAAGATGACATCCGCAGCGAAGTCCTTCTTCAGCTTCAGTTCGTTCAACAGCGCGCGAAAGTGACCGGCGTGCGCCGAGGCCGTGGGATACTCCTTGATGATGAGCTTGCCAGTCGTACCTGCCGCGATCTTAGTCATCTTGGTGTTGAACGTATCCCGAGGCAGCGTCTCGAGTTGATCGATAGCTACGTTCATCAGATTCGCATCGATGCGTTCGGCGATTCTTTCCTCCGACATTTCCAAAGTAATATAAAGGACGTTCTTTCCCTGAGTCAAGCAGGAAGCGGCCACATGACACATGAACATCGACTTGCCCACACCCGTACCAGCGAGAGCGATGTTGAGCGTCTTCTTGGGTACTCCGCCCTTGGTGATGGCGTTGAACTTCTCGAGATCAAAGGGAAGACGATCTTCAACCTTATGATAGAAATCAAATCGATCATCCGCGTCGCCGATGTAATCGTGACCCACGCTTGCGTCGAAGTTGATCGAGAGAGCCTTTTGAAGAATTTCAGGGATGGCGGTCTGAGACACTTCCTTGCGCTTGCCGTCGATGATCTGAATCGACTCCATGACGGCAAGCAACACCGCGCGATCCTTACACCATTTCTCGGTATGCTCGAGCAGCCACTGTTCCTCAACCTGAGGATTGTCGGCCAGAGATTCGACAACCTTGATCGCCGACGGATAGATCTCTTCGCTCAGATCCGCGCCATCGAGCTCGATATTAAGAGATGTCGACGTGGGAAGTTTATTGTACTTACCAATGAAATCAAGAACGATCTTATAGACCGCCTTATGCGCCCCTTCGAAGTATTCCGTTTTGATGAACGGTAGAACTTTGCGACAGTACTGCTCATCATTGACTAGCTTCTGAAGGATTGTCGACTGTAGATTTGTTGCCATTACCTATTTTATACTTTCCGCTTTCTAGAGCGGATTCAATTATATGCGAAAGGATATCTCCCAAGGTGTTCCGAAATTCATCGGAACCTTCCAACTTTTTCTTGTTGTGCTTGGGAGATTCTGTTATGTTGTATTGAAAACTAAGCTTAGCAGAACCGTCTTCTTGCGTCTTGAGACCGACGGTTCCGTATGTGACTATGACCCCCTCGTATTTACCCTTGTTGATCTTCACCGAGTACATCAGTGAAGAAGGTTTTTCAACAAAGTTATACCAGTCTTGATTTATTTTAGGGTTCTTCATCGTCAACGATTGAAGGAATGCTTGGCAGCAGAGAATTCGATCCAAGTTTGAATCGATTCTCAATGTACTCCTTGAACTCCTTGTTGCCGAGAGTATCCTTCCAGAACTCCGCGGTATACGTATCCTTCTCACGATACTTCTTTGTATCGTTCTTGAGCTGGTACCATCCCATAGCTGGCTTGGTAACAAACCCACCCTCGATAGCAATATCCAGAAGTCCTGAGTATTTCTCGATACCGTTGGCGAACGAGACGGAAATCGGAATCTTGGATTTCTCGCGAACGAACCGGGACTTATCAACATTGATCACGAAGTTGTATCCGTTCAGACCAGTCTCGTCCTTATCCTGCTGGCGGCCGAGAATCCAAACCGTATCGGCCGAGTAATAGATGCCGGTGCCACCAGAGAGAACGTCCTTGGGGTACATGTCTTGCGTCTTGTAGGTGTGACCCACGGCAACAAGAGGAATGTTCTTCAGATTGAGATGCGGCGTGATCATGCGGAACAGGCTCTTGAACGCCTTAGCGCGAGTCATATCCGCAACAGACTTCTCGTTGAGCGCATCCTCAACTTCCTTCTTGGAGGCCAGGTTACCCACGGAATCGATCATGATCAAGACTCGCTCGTCTTTATCGAGCACCTCGAGCTGCTTCATGATATCAAACTTGAGATCCTCGATATTGGTGATGGGGCAATGAAGTACCTTGCTGGTGTCGATGCCGAACGTCTTGAAGTAGGACTGCGGCGATCCAAACTCAGAATCATAGAACATGATGACACTGTCGGGGTACTTCTTCTGATAGGCTGCGACCATGAGGAGCGCGAACGAAGTCTTGAAGTGCTTCGATGGGCCAGCCAGCACCGTCAGCCCAGACGTGAGGCCCTTCTCCAAATCTCCGGAGAGCGCGACATTGAGCATCGGCACATCCGTGGGAATATCATCTTTCTTATTGAATACCTTGGAGGTATCCAGAGTGGAAGTAAGTTCGATTCGCGAGTTCTTCTTTAGCTTTTCCAGTAGTGTAGACATAAAGGTTATATGGTTCTATCATACCACATTTGGTACCATTGTACATCCTAATTTAGCATGTGCTAAATTATTTTAGATGTTTTTCGAGGGATTCGAGCTGAACTTCGCTGTCGATGCTCTGGCTCTTGTTATCGATGATTGCGAACGGAGCAGTGATCGTGTCAAGCTTTCCTTCAAGGTAATCCTTGACGGCCTGAGCCATGTCCTTGGCCGTGGTGACCGGTACGTTCTGGCAGATATGATTGAGGTTCCTCGAACCACCCTGAAGAATGAAGTCGTCAGGCATCTTCATGAGCGACAGACACTCGCGAATGGTGAGATAGCGGTCCTCGTCGGGGTGTGCCAGACAGATAGGATAATGCCCCACGAATGCACCGATGTAGTCCTTGGGGAGCTCGGTGAGCTTGCGCATGATGCCCTTACCGGTCTTAAGCTTCTTATCGATGCGGTAGCACTTATCGATCCAGTTCTGTTTGACGCCGTTCGCCTTGAACCATTCGGCAACCTCCGAGTAGGATATGCCGGCTGCCTCGATGTACCACATCGCGTTCGTGGACTTGTCAATCTTCTTTACAAACTTCTTGTGCGAGATACCACCCTCCATCTTCTCAAGAACGAACGTATAGAACGGATCGTCTGACGGTTTCTTCTTGCTGCCGAGCTCGCTCATCGGATCACTCTTGTCGCGCTTGACCGCACGGATATCATCTTCGATCTTGGAGTGAGGGCGCGAGATGAACGGAAATACGGGGATGCGATCACCCTTGAAGAAGAAGTAGAACGTGCGATCCCGCACCTGAGACAGCCCGTGCAACAGCGACTTTGTTTTATAAAGCATCATCGTGTAGCCGTTATCGGACGCGATCTTTCTCAGCTTTTTAACAATGGGCTCTCCCATCTTTGAAGCAAGGCGAGGAGCGTTCTCTCCCCAGAACACCTTGGGCTGAATTTCTTCAAGCACCATCTTTGTCGTCTTGACCATCCAGTCGTTTGTGGGAGAATCTGAACTGGAGTGATGGGACAGCGAACTCAACCCTGCGCAAGGGCATACCGTATTGATCACATCCACCTTCTTGTGCTTGTAGGAATCAGTCTGGTCCAGAAGGATGTATGGCACCTCGTCTTTGTAGTACTTGACGATGTGTTGATCATTGTTGGCGAAGGGAGAATACGAAAGCATGTACTCTGGGCGCTTGCCAAAGACTGCTTCCATAGCAAGAGTTTCTCCACCGATGAGGGGAATGACGGAAGCGTATTTCATAGATATAATAGTTTAGCGAAACTGACTGAATGATTAAGAGATTCTACATTCGGCGGTACTGCCATCTCCACAGTCGCAATAGAATCTGGAAAGAATCGGTTTAGAATCTTTCCATACTGCGCATGGGGAGAAGACAAATCAAGCGGAACGAGGTTTGGTTCAGAAATATGTATATGCCCAACCAGACCGGCGCAATCGTTTAGTACACTTTCTAAATCTTCTTTGTTGTACGTAACAGCGCCAAGATCCAATTGAAGCTTGATCGCTGAATGGCCCACGGCGCGAACAACGGCTGCCGTCTCCAGCGTGGTAGTCATAAAATTGCACCCATAGATCGTTGGGTTAGGTTCAAGGCATATTGTGACACCTTGCGATACCGCGATATTTCCTAGTTCCCTAAAGAATTTCGCAGCGATATCACGCACCTCAGCGTCCGAGGTGATTGCACTTCTATCTCTATTCTTGGGAGAACCAAACGTTAGTCTCGTTGCATTAAGTTCGGTGCAGACCTGGCAAACGTTATTCAAATATTCAAGCATTTGTTTTCTCGTTTCGTCCGATGAAAAGATGTTGAATCCCCTTGTGCCGTAGAGCAGAGACTGGGCGCCGACTATGTTGAAACCACGTTCGGCCCATCTGTCTCTAACAGAAAAGACTTCTGAATGATGTATTCCGCTGGAAATGTCATTGAAGTATTTGCCTGGGGCAACATCTATGTTTTCGATGCCGTGCCCCTTGAGCATGGCAGCTGCCGCATCATCATCGGTCCAGGCAATATTGGAGACTGATAGGTTCATTCTTTGCGGTACCGATTTATGGCAGCAGAAACTTGCTTTCGATCATACATGTAGCATTCGTTCAATATCATCGTGCGCATGTCGTAGTTGGCAGTCATGGGCAAACATTTGAGAGTAACTCCGAACAATGAGGCCACCTCCTGGGCAGACATTGGCTCGGTTGAAAAGTTATGTGTGCCTCTTATCTTTTTGGCGGATTCGATGTCCTTCCAAAGATTGTACATGGGATAAAACTGATAGACGTTTGCCCCATTGATTTGATCCAGATTGTTCGAATGCTTCAGATCATAGATGATATTCTTCTTGAGGCCAGTGCCAACAAGGCCAGGAAGACGAATGATGGTATACCGATCAAATATGGAAGCCACGCTTCGCTCCAGAAACAGCCTGTGTTTTCCGTAGGGTGATAGATTTCTGTCGTCTATCGCGCTCAGCTCCGTGGCCCTGATTGGATTATCGTATACGTCAACGGTACTGATGAGAACAAACTCCTTCGCCGAGACGTTCTCCAAACACTTGATGAGTTTGGATATCGAGGCCAGATCCTTCTCTGGTTCTTTGTTGGCCAGCCACTTCTGCGCGGGGGCACCAGCACAGACGACAAGATCAAAGCTCTTTCCCCGTATGTCCTCGATGTTTGTGGAACGATAGAGGTAGCTGAAGTCTGGGGCTTTCTTCTGACCAAGGATTGTGCCACCCACGAATCCGGTGTATCCTATAAGCGCATTCTTTTTAGATGGGGTTTTCATGGAGCCGTTTCAAACGTTTCGATGTGGTGCAGTACTCTTTCCATGCCGTGAAAGATCGTATCGATCTTACCGGACATGACCGAGATGAGTCGACCGTTTCTGGTCACCGAGCAGCTTCGGTCGTCGCTCGCACCGATGATCTTGGTCTTGATCGCGAGCTGCGGTGCTTCATAGGTAAACATATCCGAGAAATTAGGAATATACTTTATGATGTGATCCTCCATCGCAGCGACTTTCAGTTTGAGCGCGGATGCGGTGAATTCCTCATCGATGTAGTTACGTGCTTGGCTGGAGCTGCTGAACATCTTAAGCGGAGTATGAACAACGCTTGAGAGGGTATAGATTCCAGGCTTCTCGGTAGGATACACCGAGGCGAGCGGTCCGTCGACCAGCGTGAACGCAGGGAAGTTTTCCTTGGTTGAGTAATAGAGCAGAACGGTTGGCTCGTAAAAGATGTCACTGCGAATCTTCTTGAAATGCCCCCACGTGCAATCTATGACGAAATCAAAGCTTTCGCCATTAACAATTATCTCGGTGCCCTTGTCTTCGACCATCAGTACCGGCGTATCAAGTCTGAGTATGGAGCCGAGCTTATTCTTAAAGTAATCTCTAGCGGTTTGCGTAAGGATAACCCTTTCGGCGCATGCGACACTACCGGCAAGACCGGTACTCCAGGATGGATTTGGCATCTCGTTGAACTCGATGCCGCTTGCTGTCATGATGAGCTTGTAGGTCTTAAAGTCCACAAGCGAATCAAGCGCGGGAACCGAGTAGATGTTGCCGTGCTTCCATTCTTTGGTCAGTGTTGGATAGCGCTCGACAAACCTTTGATACCCATTGCGGGATTGAATGCGCGTATCGTAATGGCGGGCGTAATGAAAGCCAAGATGCAATCGAAACTGATTGTTTCCGGAAGCGGCGGTGAGCACATCCTTTTCACGCTCGAACACGTGTGGGTCGAACCCAAGCTGCTTGAGCGTGAGGGCGGTATGACAGCCGTACCAACCTGCGCCTATGATTGCTATTTTACTCATTTGTCAAGTACTGCTTCCAGCTGTTTGCGTGTTACTGCTTTGTCGAGAGGCTGACTGTCGTAGAGGCCTTCCTTCTGCCGCTTGGCGAGGTCGATCAATTGAGTGAGATCCATCTGCTCCACGTCTGACGGCTTTACACCTACATGCGCTTCGGAGTAGAGCCGACCTTCGCTGTCGTCGACCATGAGTATGGAATTGGCATCCGCAACTTGAAACACTCGCGGCCGCCAGAAACCGGAGCCGGAATGAAAGTACTTTGGTACGAGGCATCCCCAGTTCTGTTGGTATGCATTGCACATCTCAGGTTCCTTGAGGCGAGTAGATTTGAATTGACCGCGTAGACCGCCGAAGATGTTTACCTTCCAGCCTTTTCCAAGATTCATGCTCTCCAGATACTTCCTGGTGCGACCTTGCATGAGCGAGGTGAACACCCACTCACGCTTCTTATTCTTGGGATCGATTGTCATGCTGTCCAGGAAGACGCCTTCGTCGTCACCAGTGAAGTTGTTCTCGGGACGGCGATTGAGATGGTAGGGTTGAAGATGGTATGTATAGAAGAGATTCTTTGGATACTCATACTTGGGCCAGAGCATCTTCGTGATGTCGCCGCCATGGAAAGCCGCGATGAGCATCTTGTTCTGCATGGCAAGAACGCGACGGGCAGCATCCAGGAGCTGCGGCTCATACTTTTGGATATCGGCCGGGATATCCTCGTGACAGTCCTTGAGGTAGGGGCGACAGAGCGGATCCTTGAAGAGACGGTGAAGACTGTACCAGATCGAATCGGCCTGCCAATCATCGATGGAGAGGATGCAATCCGGTCTTTCGTGAATCGCCCACAGCCCATTGTAGAGATAGCGAGAAAAGCCGCCCGGAGCATGCACAAACGCGATCACGCGATCATAGGACTTCAAGCTTTCGCCGACCTTGACGTGGCGATGCTCCACAGTATGGCCCATGTCGCGCAGCGCGTGCACGAGCGAGTATTGAGTATTGACGACCTTTAGGTCCTGCCGCAACCAGAAGTTTTCTATGCACTGCGCCGAGTTCATTCCTGTGATGAGTATCTTCATGTTCTTAGGTATCCAGATGTTATGAGTGTTTTTAGAGTATTTTTCTCGAAGTTCTTGTCGTTGAACTGCCGGTTCCTTGGTGAGGGATGCGGCAGCGCGTAGTGAGCTATATTTAGCTTCCGAAGCACGTCGTGAGCGAACTTACCGAGCGTGAGTATATGGTTATGAGTTTTTGTAATACTGGAGATGCGATCTTGATCCACCAGTTTGTGATCCTCTCGATCCACGTGGTAGGGTATGACGTTGCAGAAGTCGTAGGATATCTGTAGGTCCTCGGCCCACCTCTCGATGCGTTTCATCGTGGTGTTGCGGTGTGGCTTCGCTTTGCCTGCTGATGGGTTGGACCCCACGATTAGCACGTTACTTTTCAATCTCGATGAACTCCCATGTTACTCCGCCCTCGGCAAAAAGATGCTGCGTGAACGCCCACGAGGTAGCCCACGATTCCGGAACCGATTGCGAAGGCATCACGATATGTTTGATTCCCACTTGAATGATTCCCTTGGCGCATTCAGAGCAGACCGGAAGACCCCACACGAATAGAGTGGCTCCGTCCAAAGAGACCCCGTTGTAGCCGGCATTATAGATCACGTTCATCTCGGCGTGCACGACGTACTTGTACTTGGTCTCGCGCACGTCGTATCGATCAGGGTTGTCGGCGATGCCGCGAGGGAAACCGTTGTAACCCTGCGCGAGCAGCTGGCCTTTGTCGCCAACGGCAACTGAGCCGATGCGGCTTGAAGGATCCTTGGACCAATTCGCAACTTCCTTTGCGAGCTGGAGGTACCGAACTTTCCATTTGTTATCCATTGATGAGATCAAAGTGCCTCTCGTACACGTGCAACGATCCGACGTTCCAGATGATGTCACCTGCCGTGTAGGCATTCTCACCCTTAAGATTTAGATCCTTAAGCAGCCGAGATTGAACTTCGACCTGCCAGGCTCGATCGTTTTTGTAGCCAAAGATCAGATCGTTAGACCGCATCTGAACAACGACATGGAGTTTGCTGTCGCGAATAAGATACTGCACCGCGTTTGTGCAACAGAAATCAGACATGCCATCTCGGCAGTAGTCGGTGTGCATGGTCGGACGAGTGTAGATCATGACGGCTCGGCGAGAGTTGGGATGCGCCAGAAGTTCCAGCAGAGTGCTCCAGTACTGCTTGTGATTCTGCTCAGAGTAGATCATCCATCCGTAGTTGGAATTGATCTCACCTTTGCTGGACGCCACCTGCTGCCAGATCTTGGGAGCACCGCCAGGGATATCGGAGACACTCAAGCTCATGGAATCGTACCACTGACACTCTCGCTCGACGTAGTCGTGATTGACGACACCAAATACGGCAGGTTCATCGGCGATGAACGATGCGCCGACGAGCTCGAGTGTCTTCACTCCGGTCTTATCGGTCACGTAGCGTTTTGCTGCGTGTTCGCCGCGAAAGTATTCACGGATATCTTTAACTTGTAATAGATTAAGCATTTTTCTTTATCGGACGATTGAGAAAGTCGCGGTCGGCATTCTGGCCGTCGATGCCGCCGCGAACATAAGCAGCAAGAAACGAAGCGTAGTTGATCAGATCTTTGGCAGAGTCTTCGATCGACTCGAAGTTCGGTTTGTAGTTTGGATCGCCGTCCATGGCCTCAAGCACAGAACGCATCCGAAGAGTTTTCGTGTGGATGATATCGAGGATCGATGCGATGCCGCGCGGATAGTAGTCGGCTTGACGGATCGTAGAGTTAGGATTCTGGTAGTCGTTGGATTTGCGAAGCTGAAGATCAGCACACTCCTGCAGTATCTTGATTGATTCTTTCATCGTGGACAATCTTATATGGTTGATGGATGGATGTAAACACTAAAATTAAGTTTTGTAGAGGTCGGATGTACAAAAGGATTTCATTGCGAAAGCAGCTTCTGGATCATGCACTGCCTGCAATAGCTCCATGTCCTTGATCAGCCAGCCGTACCTGTGTACGTCGCCGGCCGTGTAGGAGAATCCTCGGTGATCCCCAGTCCTTGCTTTGTTGTGAACTACATCCCAGACATTGATCATGCCGCTCAAATCCTCCTTCTGAGGAACTTCTACAATCAGCAAAATGTCGGCGCTTGTGCACTTGATTAAATTTCTTTTGTGCCACCGTTCTATTCCAAACGATGCCATCGCCACGTAGCGTATCTGTGTCTTTATTTCGACCTTCAGTCTACAGCCGGAGTCGGTGATACCGAGGTAGTCCTTTTCGTCATCAAACTTGTCTTCGGAACGTATGAGTCTTACAATGCCGTACTTATCATACAATTTGTTCATGCATTTTCTATGCACGAATAACTCGCCTTCATCGCCGAGCCGAAGTTCGTTTGTTGTTACTTTGACTATTTGTGGCATAAAGTGTTATCCGTCGGCCAGAGCTACTGGCGATTGCGTCTGAAGACGACTTAGTGCGGCTGAGTTGGCCGACAGATAAAAGTGATCAGCTGATCTTGAGAGCAAACTTGACGTCGCGCTCGGTGGCCACGTAGGTTCTGCCGTCCTCAATGCAGCGGAGCTGAAAGGGCTTCGCGTAGCAGCGCGGCTTGTAGCCGTCGATCTTGAAGGTCTTGTTGCCGAGACGGAACGACTGGGCGACGTGTGCTTCGGTGAGACCCAGCAGCGGCATATAGCGCTTAAGGGTCTCAACTTCCCTGGTGATGACATCGCCGTTGGAAGAGATAGTGGATGCTTCCAGATTGAAGGCGGCGGACTTTGGCGTGAACTTGCAACGGCCAGCCTGAAGGACGATGCCGTACTTGGTGCCGACTGCTTTGAGAGCCGCGTCGATATCGACACGAAGGGCGTTGAGGTTTTGCTTATCGAATTGGCTGATGTTCATGGTATAACTCTACCATGAAATGGCTCTAAGTAAAACACTTTAATCTTTATAACCTGTTGGTAGCCAACGCTTTTGTAAGTAGTTGGTTAGAAAGGGTTTGCGTTCTTATATGCGTACTCTATGGCCCTATCGGCCTCAGTCTTCAGGTTGCGCTGCTGATAGATGCGTGCGGTGTCCATATCCAACTGGCGAATAAGCTCAGCCACCTCCACAGAAGATATCGGATAGCTGCGTTTCACTGCATTGCACGCGATGCTCGTCATGATCTTATAGATCATGCGGTACCGGCCGGAGCCGTCGATGAGCGCGATGGAACGATACTCGGAGACAAGCTTCTTGTTTACGAAGGGGCAGTCACGATAGGAGTTCCAGGAGATATCACGATTGGTCATTCCCTCCTTGCGGTGTGCCAGGATCGCCTCACGGATCTTGTCAGGCAAGCGTTCGATGAAGCTGCTTCCTGATTTTTCGGAGTATGCGTGCTTGGCCATGAGCTCGTTCGGATCCAGAATACTTCCCGTGATCGTGAATATGAAGTTGTGGGCGTTCGGATACTTGGCGGGCACGTAGTACATCCTGCTTAGATCCTTCGTCTGTTCGTCTGATACGCCACCGAACTCCTTGTTCAGAGCGTACCAGAAGTGACGGATCTTCTCGGCTGGCACAAGATGAGTGAGAGGAAACACCAGACGAAACTTCGGCTTCTCCACAGTGGAACTCGCGGTGGAATAGCAGACGCAGTAGTTGCCATGGTTCTTCGTGATGTCGTCCATGCTTCCTGTGTAGTTGTCCACATCGAGAGCGGCCCAGCCTGCCCACGCCGTCACGTTCGCGTTGGCTCGAGTCATGTCTGGTTTGTACACCGCGGGACTGATGAGCGGGCTTGCGTTCTTAACCTTCTCGCCACGCTTCGCCTTGTAACCCTTCTTTGTGGAAAGCTGGTACAGCACCTTCTCAAACTTTTCCCACGAATCGTAGTCGAAGCGCTTGTCGGTCTTGTTGTCGAAGATCGAATTAAATACTGTAAGACTGTATGTCACTGGTCCAGTTTAGAGAGAAGGCCGGTGTTGTCCATGTGCGTGGGAGAGAGCCAGCCAGCTGGCTTGACCAGATCAGGCAGGCCGAGCGGATTTGGGCGACTGGCCTTGATACCAACCTCCTTCTGCATGTTTGCCGAATGAACGCGATCCCAAGCTTCATATGCGTTCACGTCAAACGCGTTCAGCGTACCGATAGCCACGACGCAAAGGTCAATCAGCCCATCCACGATATCGTCTCCGCCTTTAGCGTTCTTGGTCTCGTTCAACTCCTCCTGAATAAACTTCAACCGGAATTCAAGGAAAGCATAGAGCTTCTCCTTGTCAAAGGTGCGAACCACGGGATTCACTCCGAACTTATCATGCATCTGTTTGATGTCGTCGATCAAGTCTTTGCTCATATTAGTATAGTATCAGGTTGCGGTTGAAAGTAAATCATTAAGAGAAGAAATCTTGAAGATCTGCGATCTTTTCAGTACGCCATCCGATAGCGTCAAAGATTATCGTCAGAGGATCAAGGAAGGTCTTTTCAAACTGAAGATCGTAGTCAACGTATTGATGAAGGCCGAGTTCCTTGGGTAAAGTATTCGTGAAACCAATCACATTCTCGTTGATACTGTTCGGCGTGCGAAGATACACGAATTTGATTTTTTCACCCTTCTTAATGAGCTCGTGCTTCTTATCGAGACCGTTGATTTTGACGTGATGATTGTAAAGCAGAGCAGCTCGAACATGGATCGGAGTTGACTTGACGTCGCCTCGCGAAAATCTCGGCGAAGCATATATACCCGGACTGACTGCGTATTTTGCCAGATCGGTGAGACCTCGAGGAAACGCGATCTCCTCTGGAGGCATCGCGTTGAACTGCTTTCTGAATTGTGCGATGGCATCCTGAACAGCCACCTCATCCTTGTTCATGATCACATCAAACATACTCTTTAGAGCATCTCGGCATGCTTCGGGCGTCGACGACTTTACGGATTCGATACCCATCACCTTGATCTTGGGCTTCGCGTATTGAACACCCTCGTTGTTGTGCACGTTGAGGATGTATCGTTTCTTTGCCGTCCAGATACCACGGTCGGCGATGGCCTCGCGCTTCATGCCCATTCGATTATTGGAGCACCTCATGATACCCGCAAGTTTGTCGTATGACTTGACAAGCAGAGGTTCCATCGCTTTGCCACAGAACTCGTCGAGGAACTTGACAGGATTCTTTGGTTTAAAGTGATCAACGATACCGGCCATATTCACATAGAGCGAATCGGTGTCGATCGCGATAACATAGTCCACTCCGTTGGTGTTTAGTGTTTTGTTGAGGAAGTCGTTGACCGCCTTCTCAGCCCAACGAATTGCAAGTTGGCCGGAAAGAGTCACGCCCTCCGCGACGTTGATGTCGAAGTATCTGAAGTACGCGTTTCCAAGAGCACCGTATAGAGAGTTCAGCAGGATCTTAACGGCGATCTGATGGTTCTCCAATCGGCTGATCTCTCGCTCGCATTTATAGTACTCGACCTTGTCCTTCTTATCGATCGTCTGAAGTCGTTTTTGTTCAACGATCATGGCTTTCTTCAAGACGACGCGTCTATCATAGATCTCGTTGATGATTCGAGGAATAACGCCCTGCCGCTCATTGCTGAAGTGACAGCCGTTCGCGGCCATGATCGTGTCTTCTTCAGGCTCGAACGGAACGTTGTTGAGTATGATGTCGGGAGAGATACCTGCAGTTTGCACCGGCAGTATCGTTTCCGGAGACATATAGTACTGAATGATGAGATTCGGATAGAGAGAATTTAAGTCGAAAGAGCAGATCCAATTATGCATGCCAACGACGGGATCCTTCACATAACCGCCAGGGTATGTTGTTTTCACGTTCTCCTTGGGAGGCGGAACCGCGATTCGTTTGCGAGCCAGATCGCGAAAGATGATGGAGTCCCAGATCGACGTGGTGCCCAGAGTATCGATGTAGTTGACGCCGCCGATGTAGGCCAGAGTTAGCGCGAGCGTGATGAGTCCGAGCTTGTCCTCGATACGGTCCACGAGTTCTACGTCGCGGATGTTGTAGTCGATGAACTTCTGATGATCCTTGTCGTAAAGCTCGGCGAGACTGCCGTGCTCATCAAAGTTGATCTTGGATTCGCCGAGCACGACCTTGCCGATATGACCGAGCTTGTAGGATTCCTGATTGCCGTAGGTATGGGTCGTAAACTTCATGAACAACGCAAGATAATCAAGCTGCGTTATGCCCACGATGTTGTACGTCGTATCGTTGTTGTTTCGTTTGTGCGAGTAGGACTTCTCGAGTTCCACCCTACCCCACGGAGAAAGCTTGCTGATCATCGCTTCGCCAAACAAATTCTTGATTCGATTTACGATGTAGGGGATATCGAACTGCCGCGAGTTCCAGCCGGTGATGATGTCGGGCGTGTTCGTGGGCTGAGTCCACCAGGTGAGAAAGCCCTTGAGCATCGCCTCCTCGGTTGTGAAATGATGGTACTCGACGCGGCCCTTCACTTTCTTCTGAGTATCGTCGTAGGGTTTGATGCCGAACACGTGAAAGACTTCGTCGATGTTGTTCTTGATACAGATCGCAACGATGGGATGAAGAGCCTCCATGGGTTCAGGAAACCCATCATGGGATATAACCTCGATGTCGATCGATGCGACGTTGATGGCGTTTCGATCGAAGTGAAGCTCATCCGGAAACCGGTCCTGAATAAACTGGGCAACCCAACGAGTATTGCCGTAGATCTTAAAAGAATCGATACCGTCGTACTTCTTGCAGAAGTCGGATGCCTCGCGCATGCTTGGGAACTGCATTGGATCAACGGGTGTTCCGTTCAGCGCAGTCCACGTCGCCTGCTTCATCTTCGAAGGCAGCTGCCAGTCTGGCAGATACAGCGTGGGCTTGAACCGAACCTTCTCGTGCACTCTACGACCGTTGTCGTATCCGCGATAGAGTATTTCAGAACCATATCTTGATACGTTGGTATAAAACTTCATTCAATATAGATCATACACAAAAAAAGGCCAAGTGTACATCACAAAATGTACACTCGGCCCGATTAAGTTAAGTGTTCTTAGGCGGTGACAATTCCACTAGCCGGAGGAAGAATGATCGGAGAATTCATCTCGTTGTACTTAGTCACGAGTCCATTTACCGGTTCAATGATGAACACGACATATTTCTTCGAGACAGTAACTTGCTCGTTCTTCGCATAGGGCAGCCAATGTGCAAATCCAATGTTGCCATCCCCTGTGGGGATAAGAACCGCCGGAGCTTTCAGGACGTAGGAGTCTCCTAGGATGTTAAGGTCACAGAGAATTTCTTCCCCTGATGTTAGACGGACGATTTGGATGTTCATGATGTATGGGTTTGCTTGTTGGCTGTGGAGATACTTATATCATCCCTTGAGGAACGACTTCTTCGATGTCGGCGCTTTACCGATCTCGATCTTGCGCGGGCGCTCTTCTTCCGGGATGTCCCTTTCCAGTGCGATGGAAAGGATGCCATTGGCAAGAGCTGCAGTCGTTACATTCACATGCTCGTTGAGCGTGAACTGGCGACTGAACTTTCTTGCAGAGATACCTTTGTGCGCATAGATGCGGGTATCTTCTCTGGCGCCTGAAACAGTCAGGAGCGAATCCTTGACCTCGATGTCGAGTTCGCTTTCTGCGAATCCGGCCACCGCGAGCTCCACCACAAAATGATCATCGTCGATCTTGACGATGTTGTGTGGCGGATAGTTATCTGTCGACCCGGTCCGAGCTTCGAGCTGTTCAAACAGCTTATCGTAGCCGATGAACCAGGGGTTGTTTGATGTACTGAACGTTGCTGTCATATGTCCTCCATTTAAGCGAGGTTGCGGTTGATCCAAAGACCCCCGTGAGGAGCATCTCTGGTTGACGGCTGAATGCCGTCAAAGTCTATTTATTCAAAACGTGGGGCGCTGGCCGACTATTTCCGATATTGTACTTGGGGTGCAGCTGCCAATTAGCTTTCTCTTTGTGGGAGATGATTTTGATCTGCCTGAGCGGAGCTTTGGTTTGACATTGAAGGGAGTCAACGATTTGGACGAGACCCCAGTCGGATAAGAGCGTAGTGATCGTATTGCGACGGTCAACGTCGTTTTGAGTGAGATTGGAAGGCTTACCATCCAACAGAAAAAGCTCTTTAAAGTGGACGATGAAGTATCGGCCTTGCTTGTGTAGGATGTGGCAGCTCTGGTAGAGACTGTTGACTTCTTTGCGCGAGGCGACGCCGATGCGCGTAAGGGTTTCACGTACTTTGAGGAAATCATCTGGTTCATTTAGTGTTATTTCAAGCATCATTGCGGGAGTCCAATCTACAGGGACTTCCTCCGCAAACGAATTAGGGTTTTTGTTTAGTTCCGCGTCCACCTTGATAAAGTTTAGTTTTGAGCTGTTGTATCTGATCCTGGCTCAAAATCATCAATGCGGACCTGGCCTTTTCATTACTGTAACCATAGTATGCTTTGACAATCATGAGATCTTCATGCTCAGTGGCCTTTAGCCACTTACTGAAGCGTTTGCGTTTACGAATACTATTTATAAGAAAATCAAATTTAAGGCGATTAGGGAGATGATGGTGGACGTTCATCTCATTAGCCAGAAGCACAGTATCCGAGAAATAGGATAATCCGCGATTGACCAGATAAGCATTGTATTGTTTTTCAGCCAGATCATCAGCCATGATGTCGGCCTTCGTGAAAGAGATCGAATTGATGAAATCAAATGGGCTCATTTCCACTCAGCGTTCGCCATCAGTTCGGTCATGCAAGCCACAAGATTCAGTTCATGATCTGCCACAAACGCATCTTTGTATTGATAATCCGCGAGAATAAGAACAACCTGAGGTACCGATGCTGGCTTCGCATACTCGATCATATTATCATAGATCTTTCGAAAGATCGCGGTCGGCTCGATATCAAGGTTATTGACCACCCAGGAACGCATGGTCTTGAAGTCCTTCTCTCGAAGAGCTTTTACGAGCACCTGGATGTTTACCTCTCCGAGATTGGAGAGGATACCTTCGTCGATCCGGCCGCACACGCTGTAACGCTGACACTCACCTATGACTCTCCGCCAATCCGGAGCGTATCGAATGATGAGATCGGCAATGATCGGCTTTGAATAGTCGACTTTCTCTTCCTGAAGAATGTAGCACATTCTCTTCATGAAGGATCCGGCCAGTACTGCCAACTGGCTCTTGGACGTATTGAACTCAATCACCGCGCACCGAGAATGAAGAGGCTCGATGATGCGGTTCTTAAAGTTACACGTGAGGATGAACCGACAATTGCTGCTGAACTCCTCGATGAAACCGCGAAGAGCCGGTTGAGTCGACTGCGGGTTCAGGTAGTCCGCTTCGTCAAGGATGACGACCTTCGGCTTACCCGAGCCCTCGAGCGAGATCGTGCTCGCGAACTGACGAATTCTACCACGTAGCACATCGATACCGGAATCTTCCGAGCCGTTGATGACGATGCAGTCGAGGTCGAGTTCATTGCAGAGGGCTCGCGCAACTGTAGTCTTACCAGCACCGGCCGTACCACAGAGCAAGAGGTTCTGCATCTCTCCCGAAGAGACGATGCCTTCAAAGGTTTTAAGGAGATTCGGCGAAAGTACGCAGTCGACGAGCTTTGAGGGCCGGTACTTTTCGCACCAGAGGAATTCTTCTTGATTTTGCATGTCTTCATCTTAAACCGAAGTGACACTTTTGTAAACCTCTTTGATTTCTGCAGTCTCGTTTTCAAACTCGTTGACGTTCTGACGGTGGTACATGAACGCCACCTTGCGGAAGGTCTTGGCCGGAAGTTTGTACTTCGTGCTCAATGCCTTGAGAATCTCGTTGATCTGAACGTGTGCAGTAGAAATCTCGCAAAGAGACTCTGAGATCTGCTGCACTGCGATCAGGATAGCTTTACGATCTTCTGGGGATGATGGGATGGTGCTCATTTTGTTGGAAAATTGCCTTGAATGATGGTGCCCTCAGAATCCTGAGCTGGCGCAGCCGCTACGTTATCCGGTTTAGGCTGAGGATTCGCCTTAGCATTTAACCTATTGACCGCTTCTATGAAGGTGATAAACCTCAGCCGAAGGGCGCCGACATCTGAAAGCTCTGAGCCCTCAAATGCACCGCGACGTGCTACTTTATCGATGATGTTGACGACTGCGGCGATGTCACCAAGTACCAGGTTGAGCGAACCAGAGTTCTGTTCGACTACGGGAGGAGTTGTAGTGTCCATGTTATTACGATCCGAACGTTGAAGATTTCTCCAAGGCGATCCAGTACTCAACCGGAGTAGTTGTGTTCTTGAAGTGGCTGATGAGCTTGGAGCTGATTGAGACAGTATAGTCACCAGGAAGCATCTTAAGATTGCCGATGACCATCACAAACGAGAAGCTCTCTGTGCACGCATTAGATTCATCGACAACGATGCTGTACTTATTGGCAGTCTCATTTTTGAGATCACGCACCAGAAGAATGATCTTGCCATCTTCGCCGGCGATCTCAAGAGTGGCATGGCCAAGAACGGCTGCGGCTTTCTTGATCTTGTTGATCACATCCGCGGTGAAGGCGATCTTCACTTCTGGCTTTGGCATATTGACGTTCTTACTGGGGGCGGTGAGGACCTCAGGCGCCGAATAGAAGTAACGGATGGATGTACCACCGTCGTTGATCTTGATCGAATCCGCCGTGAACTCGAGATCGGGGTCGGACACGAGCGACAGAGTGGAGAGGAACTCGGTCAGATCATAGATGCCGAACTGACTCGGGATCTCCTCCTGGATTGTGGCGCTGGCCATGATGTTCTTGGCTTCGGAGATCGTGGCGATCGTCTTGCCCGGCTTGAACACCATGTTTGGATTGATTGCTGAAAAGTTCTTCAGCACGTCTAATGTATTTTCAGATAGTTTCATAACGTAAAATTCTATTTATCGATTGCGTGACCGGTTGAGTGTTCGTAGAGAAAGAAAAGGCAGCATGCGGCATGGCCAAGGTGGTTCCTTCCCGTCTCGGGATCGGTAACCTCTCCTCGCTTCCAAGCCCAGAGGTGGCGCATCATGGCATCAAAGTAACGCCGCTCAGCATCTTCAACATGACGCCAGTTTTCACGCGCGTATTTTTGAGCGCCAAGGGTAAGTACCGCGGCAAGCTCATCAAGCGCATGAGGAGGAATAAGACCATATTCCGATTTACCGGAATCAAATTTTCGACCGGTTCCAGGTACTGAAAATTTCTTTGGCATAAAAAAATGGAGGGCAGGAGATATTGCGATCTCCCGCCCTCCGGATTTATTAGCTCAGGTTCGAACGCTTAACGTCGAGACGGTATTTGTAAACCGTCGCACCGTTTACGCGATGAGTGTTCGTATAGATACGAGCACCATCAGCGCGCAGCTGGGCGATAACAGCAGAAGGATTGGTGATCTGAAGGCGCTTGCGAGCCTCAGTGACCGAAACTTCTGTGCCCTTGGCGAGGAGGTTGAACAGACGAGCTTTTTGTGTATTCTTAGACATGACTTATTTTGTGTTT